GGGTTCTGATTATTCACGGTTCTCTCCTTTCAAAAAAATCTTTGAAAAGAGGATTTTTAAAAGGTGCCTACAGGACCAAGGCCTGTCAACGCGATTAACGGAGTATTCCCCAGCACTCCACAAAGAAAAATTTAGTGCACTGAAATAACTAAATTTATTTCGTGCCCAATCGAGCTCATATTTTGAGGAAACAGCAAATGAACAATCTGACGGTGATCTCACCGCCGGACGGGGAGGCTTTGTCTCTCGATACGGCGAAGGCCTATCTGCGCATCGGCTATGATGGCGAGGATGATCTCGTCACAGGCCTGATCGCGTCGGCGCGGGCGCGGCTGGAGGCGGAGACGGGGCTGGCACTCGTCACGCGCACGGTGAAACGGCGGTTCGACCGCTGGCCATCGGGCGCTACGCGGACCGGCATGCGGCTGGTGCCGGGGCCGGCTACGGCGTTGGTCTCGGTCGAGACGGTGGATGCCGAGGGGGCCGCGCAGCTCTATACCGCGCGGTTTGCGCTGAGCGGTGGGCGGCTCAGGCTGAAGCCCTTTGTGGCGCTGCCATCCATTCCGCCGGGCGGATATGCGGATGTCACCTTCGTGACCGGCTATGGCGCGGCGGCGGATGTGCCGGAGGATCTGGTGCAGGCGCTGAAACGGCTGGTGCTGGCAGCGTATCGGCGCGAGGCGGGCGAGGCCCTGCCGGAGGAGGTGTCCGCCATCCTGGCCGCGCGGCGGGAGCGGAGGCTATGAGCGTCGAGGCCGCCATCGAAAGCGCGCTGATGGATTTGTTGCGGGCAGATGCGGGCGTACAGGCCACGTTCGGCAATCCCGCGCGCGTGTTCGACGCCGAAAGCGATGCGCCGCTCTTTCCCTATGCCGAGCTGGAGCGTCATGAAGTGACGCCCGCCGGGGCGGCGCTGGTGGACGGGCATGAGCACCGCCTGACGCTGGCCGTGTTCACGCGGGAGGACGGGCTGAAAGGCGCGAAGGCGGCGGTGGCGGCCTTGCGCGCGGCGGTGGAAGGTGCGGCCTGGGGCGTGCCGGGTGTGCATGTCGTGCTGGCGCATGTCGTCTATGGCGATGTGATGCGCACCGCCGACAAGCGCGCCTTTCGCGGCATCATCCGGATTCGGATTATCTCAGAGGAGGCAGGCTGATGGCAGGCCAGAGAGGCAGGGACATCCTGCTGAAGATTGCAGATGGCGCAGGCGGGTTCACGACGCTGGCCGGGGTGCGGGCAAGCCGTATTCAATTGTCGGCGGGGATGGTGGACGGCACCAGCGCCGACAGCGCCGAGGCGTGGCGGGAGCTGATCGACGGGGCGGGCGTGAAGACCGCGCGCGTGACCGGGCGGGGCGTGTTCAAGGATGCCGCCAGCGACGCGCGGATGCGGGCCGTGTTCTTTGCGGGCGAGGCGCCGGACTGGCAGTTGATCTTGCCGGATTTCGGCATTCTCGAAGGTGCCTTCCAGATTACCGAGCTGAGCTGGAGCGGCGCGCATGATGGCGAGGCGGAATTCTCCGTGACGCTGGAGAGCGCGGGGCGGCTGGGTTTTGAGGTGCTGCCATGAATGCGGCGCGGGGCGAGACAGAGCTGGTGATCGGTGGGCAGGCGCGGCGACTCTGCCTGACGCTGGGCGCGCTGGCGGAGATCGAGGCGGGGTTAGGATGTGTACGCATCAGCGACCTTGAGGCGCGGATGCGGGCGCTGTCGGCGGCAGATCTGATGATTGTGCTGGCGGCGCTTTTGCGCGGCGGCGGCGAGGGCGAGATTGCCGGACAGCTGGGCGCGCAGCATGTGGCGCCGGGCGCTGCGGCGCGGGCTGTGGCCGAAGCGTTCCGGCTGGGGTTGGCGGGCTGATGTTGCCCTGGTCGGAGATGATGCGGTCAGCGCTGGCGGCGGGGATTCGCCCGGCGGATTTCTGGCGATTGTCCCTGAAAGAGTGGCGATGGCTGGCAGCGCGGGGAGCGGGCCTGAAGGCTGGGCAGCTCGCGGAATTGATGGCGGGGTTTCCGGATGTTCACCCAACCGCTCATCCCGGCGCAGGCCGGGATCCCGATAGAGGCTGTGCGGACGTCACGCGCTGGGCCCCGGCCTGCGCCGGGGTGAGCGGCAAGGTTGAAAGAAAGGCAAGTGATGAACGATTTTGAGAATGACCTAACCGCCGCCAGCGATGCCCTCCGCAGCCTTGCCGAAGGGCCGGGCGTGCAGGCGGCTGAAGCGCTGGAGGCGGCGTTCGGCAAGGCCGGGCAGAGCATCGAGACCGCGTTGGGGCAAGCGGCACGGTCTGGCGAGCTGGACTTTGAACGCATGGCCGAGAGCATCCTGAAAGATTTGGCGCGCGTGGCGGCGGAAAGTGTTGTCGCGATGGCAGGCGCGGACGGTGGCGCGCAGCAGGCGGTGACCCTCAACATGAACTATGCGCCGGGAGCGGAGCAGTCCGGGCAAAGCAGCGAAGCATCCCTCAGCGCATTGCTGGCGCGGATCGTGGCAGGCGGGGGGCGGTTCCTGTGAGTGTGACGAATTTCCATGAGGTGAGCTTTCCCGTGCCGCTGGCGCTGGCCGCGACAGGCGGGCCGGAGCGGCGCACGGAGGTGGTGAATCTGGCGAGTGGCGCGGAAGTGCGCAATGCGGTCTGGGCGGGCTCTCGGCGGCGATGGGATGTCGGCAGCGCGGCGCTGAAGCTGGACGCGTTGCAGGATCTTGTGGCCTTTTTCGAGGCGCGCGGCGGGCGACTCTACGGGTTTCGGTTCCGTGACGCGCTCGATGACCGGTCCTGCGCCGCGGGGGAGGTGCCCTCGGCCACGGATCAGCGGATTGGCACAGGCGATGGGGTGGCGACGCGGTTCCAGCTGGTCAAGGCGTATGGCGATCATCAACGGCGCATCCTGAAGCCAGTGGCAGGCAGCGTGCTCGTGGCCGTGGATGGCGTGACGGCGGAGTTCAGCCTGGACGCGACGACGGGGGAGGTGACGCTGGATGCCGCGCCCGCGCCGGGCGGGGTGGTGACCGCAGGGTATCGCTTCGACTGTCCGGTACGGTTCGACACCGACCGGCTGGATATCACGCTGGAAGGCTTTGGCGCAGGCAAGGCACTGCGCGTGCCTCTGGTCGAGTTGATCGGATAGGCATCATGCGGATCATTGAACAGGAATTTGCAGAGCGTCTGGCCAGCGGGGCGGCAACGACCTGTCTCTGTTGGCGGATCACGCGCGCGGATGGCTTCGTGCTGGCGGTGACGGAGCATGATCGGCCGCTGGAGGTGGGCGGCATTCTCTACCAGTCCGGCGCGGCGCTCGAGGGGGCAAGTTTTGCGCAGTCGGCTGATCTGAGGCCCGGCCATGCAGCGGCGGGCGGGGCGCTGTCGCATGAGGCGATCACCGAAGCCGATCTGGCGGGGGGCAAGTGGGATGGCGCGCGCGTCGATGTGATCCGCGCCGACTGGCAACGGCCGGATTTGTTCGTGACGGTGTGGAGCGGATGGCTGAGCGACGTGACGCGCGGTGAGGCCGGGTTTGAAGCGCAGCTGGTCAGCCGGAAGGCAGAATTCGAGCGCCCGCTGGGCCGGGTCTATGCGCGCCAGTGCGACGCCGTGCTGGGCGATGAACGCTGCGGTGTGAATGTGGATGCGTTTCCGGGACTGGCTTGCGACCATCGGTTCGCAACGTGTTCGGACGTGTTTGGCAATGCGCAGAACTTTCGCGGATTTCCGCATCTGCCGGGGGCGGATTTCGTTCTGCTCGGCCCTGCGGCGAGCGGCAATGATGGGGGCAGGCGATGAGACGAGAGGATATTGTGACGGCGGCGCGGGGCTGGCTTGGCACGCCTTATCGCCATCAGGCCAGCCGCAAGGGCGCGGGCTGTGACTGCCTTGGCCTGGTGCGCGGGGTGTGGCGGGAGTTGATCGGGCCGGAGCCGCAGCCTGTGCCGCCTTACTCGCCGGACTGGGCGGAAGTGACGGGCGAGGACACGCTGCTGGCGGCGGCACGGATGCATCTGGTGGAGAAGCCGGTCAGCGCGGCAAAGGCGGGCGATGTGCTGGTGTTCCGTATGGCGAGCGGTGTGCCGGCCAAGCATTGCGGCGTGCTGTCTGCGCCGGGGCGGATTGTGCATGCCTATTGGGGGCGGGCGGTAGTGGAAACGCGGCTGGTGCCGTGGTGGCAGAGGCGGGCCGTGGCGGCATTCAGCTTTCCCGGCGTAGAGGACTAGGCAATGGCGCAGATCGTGTTTTCAAGTGTCGGGCAGGCGATCGGGCAACAGGCCCTGCCGCAAGGGCTGACCCTGCTTGGGCGGCAACTCTCTGGCGCGGCGATTGGCAAGTCTCTCGGCAGTCTGGCCGGGCGGGCGGTGGGCGCATATTTCGCCC